TACGTCGTTAATGGTAGCTGGTCTAAAGGTAAAACCACGGGTGGATGTAGTCATTAGGATCGTCTATAGAAACCAGTGTTGTAGTTACCTTCCCAGTTCATGCTAAGCAGGCTTACCGGGAAAGGAGTGTCACCAACAATCTTTAAAGTTAAATTACTGTTGCGTTGGTACAAAGGAATGTTGTGAATTGCGTTAGCAGAAAGGTTCACATCATTCAAATTATAATTATAGGGACTAACAGCCTCAATTGTTTTACTCCACTCAGGGATACCTGTGATGTTAATCTCGTACTTAACAGGACCACTTAAACCGGTAGACACTTTAATACGGTGAATAATGAGATCACCCGTGTAGTCAGAAACAGAGGATGCTTGATCAGATGTAGTAACAAAGAATTTAGGTAATTCAACTTCCATGTTATACACATAACCAATGATTACATCTCGCCCACGATAGTCGCCATCAATATCCACGTAATAGGCACCTGCAGTCCCCTGTACGGTGGGATAAAGCGTTGCGCCAACGGATGCACTACTTGTATCAACGGAAGCCCCTATGTAGCCTCCTAGGACTACTACAGAGAACGTGCTACCACTGATTTCATCATACGGTAAAAAGATCCGAGTTGTGTCATCAGTAGCGTTGTAGGTTCGATAAGGATTAACGTTCCAAAGATCGAGGCAAACATCAGTCTTTTCTCCGGTTGGTAGAGTTAAATAACCTTGCTCACTAGCTTGAGTCAAATCAAAAGCTTGTACATAAACAAACTGATCATTTGCTGTGACTGTGTAATAAAGATTAGCATCAAAAAATTGGTCCAACAAAGAACCTGTTAGTTGCCATTTATACCACGAAGAGGTTCGACGGTCATTCCCCTGATCGAGGAATCGGTATTGGTAGACCGTTGAATCCCCAGTAGTTCCCATAGAAACAAGGGAAAGAGCAGGAGATGCAATAAGATTATCAATTGTTTCTGGAATCAGTTCAGGGACAATCTTAGTCTGTTCAAACATAGATGGAGTACTGTCATTACTAATTCTAGTAACTTCGTAGAACCTAGAATACAATGGAGTCTTAGAAATAAAACCAAGACTTGTACCTAGGCTTACTGCTTGAACAACAGGGTCACACTCATAACCTGACAACTCGTTTATCTTAGCTGTTCTTGGGCTGAGAATATCAGCATCAGTAGTAAGCAAGAATTGTTCGTTATCGCTAAACAGAACAAGACCAACGCTAACTGGTCGGACATACCGGTGGTTTACCGGTCTAACCGATGAAGCCGTGATGTCAATCGGATCGTCATCTGTAACAGTAAGAGCGGTAGTAACCCAGAAGTTAAAGTAATCACCAGCTCTACTCATAACTACAGCTTCGTTTGATAGGAAGCCAAGGCGGTTACGATAGAAGAAGATGTTATTAACTTTTTGACCAATAAAACTAGGATCAATGTTTGGGTCTTCGTTACCGACAAGGCGATCTTCCCAGTCAACAGGACCAAAGGTAAATGAACCATCAGCTTCCCGCACCAGTTGATGTGGCATTGTCAGTTCATCAAACTTGTATTTAATCCCAGGAGCAACGCTTTCTTCCCAAACACCAGGACCGTAAGTTGCGCCACCATCAGCGACAAACTTAACCCACATGTCATCAACATCAATATCAACTGTGTTGACAACTTTTACAACGTAACCGTCTTTAGCTTGTACAGGCAACTCAGTGACATCAGCAACTGTATCTTGAAAGGCGACAAAAGCATTTTCAGAAGGAGCGCCAACAACTTCGATTGTAAAGGGATTATCAGCACTGATGTAAATACCAGGACCAACTACAGTAGCAGTGTAGGTAGTACCGTTAAAGGTTTGTCCATTAATATCACTAGCAAGGTCAGCAACAATAGCATCTACGTCACCACCAGTACCAGCGTTGTAAGTACCCCTTTCTACCCCATCTAGACGAATTCGGTAGTGACCAGTACCCACAACTTTAACAACAGCAAAAGCTTCGTTAGGTTTGGTTGGGCTTAAATCAGCTTTAAGCTGAACAGTCTTTGCTTTATTAAGAACAAAGGTGTAGTCATTAAGAGTCAGCAGCTCAATATCCTCAGGTTCAGCACCATAAAGATAAGCATTAGTGGGAACAGTTGCAATAGCACAATCAGTAACTTCAGCCTCATAAGCAGTTAGAGCGTTGTCTCTATTTGTAACTGCTGTATCATAAGCTGTTTGAGCAGTGTCTACAGTTGCTTTTGCCTCTTGAACAGGGGATTGATACTCAAACTCTACACCACTAAAACTAGCATCAGTTAGAGTAATAGTATCTCCATCAGCATAGTATTTAGCTGGAAGGGGTTCTTTCCATTCTGTTCCAAGGTTGTTAATAGTAGCTGAGGTTACTACACCACCATCTACAACAAGATCAACAGTTAGTCCTTGACCAAGACCAGTAGTACTGGTAGCTTCTGCTTCGTAAGTACCGTCAGTTAGACCAGTACCAGCATTAACAATAGTTAGAGTATCAGGATCAGTAGGTGCATTTGTGTAAATTGCTTGGAAAACCCTGTACCCAGTTGAAGCTAGCTTAGGCTGCTCATCTGTTCTTTCAGATCCAAGACTGTAATTAGCGGGTAATGTTGTACCAACACTGACAACCTTATCATCATTTTTAACAAGGTATTCTCCGTCACTATTTTTTAGAATACCAGACGTTAAATACTGGTGGTATTCACCCGAATGGTAATCATAATTAACAGCAAATAAAGCCTCTTGTGTCGATTTCTTTGCTTGCAAAGCTAGAGCATATGCAGCTTGTGCTTCGTTTAAATCAGTTAACTCAGTTTGGACAGTCTCAACAGCATCGAGATAAATGCTGAGTTTACTTTTTAATTGAAACTCATACGAAAACTCAACACTGGGATATGTAACAGTATCATCCATTGTAATGGTATCACCGTCATCATAACCAGAGCCATACTGATTGATGGTTACTGTGGTGACAACACCGCTAGCAATCTCAAGGTCAACAGTCAAACCTGTTCCACTGCCTGTAGTAGCCGTGGCTAAGTCTTCAAATGTACCATCAGTTAAACCAGTACCTGCGTTAGTAATTGAAAGAGTATCATTTAAGTTACAGGTAGCGGGTACACCAGTATTAGTACCCATATCGACGGCTCGTGGAGAACCGGCTGGACCAAGTACCCCAGAGGTTAAGGTCCAAATACGGAAAACATTATCATCATATTGAGCGACATACTTTTCCTGTTGGTCCCGCAGAATCGAAAACCACTTACCTTCAGGAGTAGCGCCTTGAAGCTCAGTATTAAATTGACCGCCAGGACGCTTTAGAAGACCCAGAGTATAGTCAGGGAAAGCATTCACAGAATCCGTAAGTTGTCCAGGAAACTTTCGGTTATCAGGCTGCTGTGAGATGCCAAGCAGGAAATTCGGAATCCTTTGGGTAATAGTACTCATCGCATCAATGCTTGGAAAGGTTGGTAACTATTGTAGTAATTTGCTCCATCTTGGAAACCAAACATAGAGTAATCACCTTGATTGGTGTCATATTCAATGGCTGCAGCTCGGGTCTGCATTTCCTGCTCTTGCAGGAGCTGATTCAGCTGAGCATCTCCTACCATTTTGGTAGCACACAGTCGAGCAGCACGGGCAGCAATGTAAGCTTGGATGGCTGCTGGTACATCAGTATAATCAAAGTACCAAACAACATCAGCATACAGACTATCAGTAAAAGTATCAGTATGATTCAAACGATCATATACTTTGTTGTTTCGTTTTACCACATCAATATCACGATGCTTTTTAGTGTTAGCATCAATTTGAAGCATATTTGACGGGTAATCAATTTTATTTGTAGTAGTATCAGGCTTTAATTCAAGTTCTCGTTCAACATTAAATGTCCAACCTTCAACTTGAACTTGTCTGTTAACTTCTCGTAAAGTGTTAAGGACAATTGCCACTTCAGGATTCTGAAGATCCAAGGTGGTGACAGGTGCCTGTCCCACAGAGCTAAGTATTTGATTTACAGCATCCAGTTCGGTGGACACAGCATAAGTAGGAAA